TGCTTTATGACAGACCTTGCACAAAACTTGTAGACCTTCCTTCTCACAGAAGAGCCGCTCTACAAACCTATCCCAACTAACGAATCCCTCTGTAGTATGCACCACTGGAGAGATGTGATCAACAGCCACATACTTAGCAGGGAATTGTTCCTGACATAAAGCACATTGATAATGCTGTGCTAGCTTTCCTGTTTCTTTGTTGACATAGCGCCCTACACAGGCTTCCTTCAGTACCTGGTATTTCACAGGCCAGCGTCTGGAAGCGCTGCGTAGAGCGCTAATGACAAAGCTACGAAACCTAGCTTCTGTCCAGGCTCCTCCGTTCCTACCAGCCATGAGGCTCAGAAGGCGTGGTAAACAGAGAAGGCATTTCTGTAGCCTTCCATGAATCCATTTCCTTTTCTTTGTTTATATCCATTTGGATAACGAACATCAACGAAGACATGGCATGAGCCAAATGATGCAGACCAGACTCTTCATCTCGTTCTTCACCACCAAACCATTGCCACAGATGACGATTGGCTGCATCGAAGTAGCGCTGCCTAGCGTTATCAAGATGCATCCAATTGTCAGGGCTGTACTTCTTAGCCCCATATGTCAACACAGCCACCATCTCCATCAAAGCATCTTGCTTGATGAGAGAAAACTTAGGCTTGTTGTCGTCGTATTTCACTCCAATGGGGGTGTCCATATTTGCTTTTCCTGTCGTCTCAGCCATAGTAGTTGTCCATTCTCAATGACACGCTCTTCGGCCCCGTGAAAGGCTTCTACGCATACATTGTACATCTCTCGTTCTGTTGTACATTCTTCAAGCAGTTTAGTAGCCTTTACAGGCCCAATGCCGTGTATGCCTATGATGTTATCAACAGCATCGCCGGTTAAGATTTGCTTGTAGAAGTTTCTCAGTCCTTCGAAGGGTTCAATGAATGTGTGCTCACGCTTGACGAAGTTGAAGATGTGGCACGGAACTTGCATGAAGTCTTTGTCAATAGAGACAATGCAGCACTGGTGTTGTTGCTTAGTCGCCTCGATAGCAATGGCATCATCGGCTTCTTCTCCTTTGGACAACACAGCCTTCCATTCCTTCAACAGATGCTTTCTCACCACAGGCAGATGCTTAGGCTTAGGCTGAGTTCTGTTGCCCTTATAGACGGCTGTCTTGGCTAAGGTGTTTCTGAAGTTGGCAGAGCCTGTCAAATAAATCTGCCAGGTGTCATACCATCTATCTTCTACATCGCACGATAACAGCGCCATTGTTACGATGCTGTCTATTGTTCGCTGTGCTGCAGAAGCTGCTTCGTCTTGACAGGCGAAAGCAGCCCTGTAGCACATGACGTCTCCATCAAGCAGAGCCTTCATCAACTTCCCTCACCAGCTTTGCATCATCGATGACATACCGCTGTTGCTCTTCCACCTGCTGCACGATATAGCCAGCAAGGTGATGCTGGCCTATCACACGCAAGGCCTGAACAACAACAGAGGCATCAGCTTCTGATGGAAGTTTGATGGACAACATCAGAGAGCTTCGTCGTCGCTGATGTTGCTACCACCGCCACCACCACCGAACTCAACGAGGTCAGTGATGACAATCTTCTGCAACGAAGGAGACACACCCTTCTTGTTCTTGTACTTCCATTCGTAGCTACTCACGATGCACTTGGCCTTGCTGCCGTTGCCAATCTTCTCTTGAATCTCGTCACCGTCAACATCAAGCACCTTGATAGGACGCGCAGACTTGCAAGTGATGTACTTGCCCATGCCTTCCTTTTCCTTCACATCAATCTTCATAGCCTCCAGCGCTTCGACAGCGGCGTCAGAAAGCTGAGTCAGATCAATCTGCCACTTCCCCGACATTTCGTTAGGCTCTTTGTTTTGGCACCACATAACAACGGCTTTGAGCTTCACTGCTTCCATTTCATTTCCTCTAGTGTGCTACAGAATTGAACACGCTGTAGCTTCGTGTAGCTGGTTACGATAATCCAGCGTTGCTGCCGCTCAGACATCCGAGCCTTCTGTGCTGTAGATACATCACAGGCAACCGATCAAGCATCAATGACATTCTCGCCAGTTTGCCCCAACTTTGCCTTCAGCGTCAACGGGGCAGCGAAATTGTAACACCTCTCCAGCAATGTTGGCAGCTTTCTCAATAAGCCTAGCTGCCTGTTCAGCCTGTTGAGGCAACACCGAATACTGCACTTCATCATGCACCCATGCCATCAGCTTAGCATCTACGTTGTTCTCACGAAGGAGCCTATCAGCCTCTACAAGCCATTGCTTGGCGATGATGGCACCAGCACCTTGCAGCAGCGTGTTCAACGCAGCATGGTCGCTTCTGATGCGGATGCGTCGTCCGTCCAAGCCAGGCACATGACCCTTCTTCACAAACTTAGACAGCTTCTGCTTCAGCGGTGCCAAGCCTGGTGTGTTGTTGATGAAGTTGTCGATGAGCTTCTTTCCTTTGGTGCTACTGGCACCAACGATGGTTCCTGCCTTTTCTGCTCCTGCTCCGTATAAAACTCCATAGGTAAGTGTCTTCGTCACATTGCGAATACGCTTATGTTCAATGGTGTCTTCCTTCACCGTTCCCTTAGGCACCAACCCAAAGCTCTGTGCATTCATCCAATGCACATCGCCCTTCAGCAATTCATTGGTCCAGCCTTCGTCATTCAGATAGTGAGCAAGGCAGCGTAGCTCAATGCCGCTAAGGTCAACACCAACCTGCATCCGGCCCTTACCTGGATACCACACTTCTCTGCACTCAGGGCCGTATGGGGCAGACACATTAGGCACTTGTCCTAGATTGGGGCTGTTATGCGTAGCTCTGCCAGTGACAGCACCACAGGTGATGATGCGTCCGTAGACAACACCATTTGTTTCCTTCTCCAACCAACTACTAACCTGTGCCACACGCTTCTGCAACATCAGATATTCATTGAGTAGCTTAGCCTCAGGCTTGTCAATGTCAGACAGGATGTCTTCATTGATGGAGATGGCTCCTTTCTCTGTCGTCTCTGTGAACTCAACACCAAGTACCTGTAGACGCTCAGCAATCTGTTGACGGCTTCCAGGATTGAACGGAATAACCTTCACCTTCATAGGACCAGGAATAGCTTCCTGTATCAGCTTAGACGGCTTAGCTACACCTACCTGTTTCAACACCTCCAACAGAGCACCTTTAGTGTCTGCTCTGTATTCCTTCCAAGAGTCATCAACAACTTCCCAATACTGAGGAGTCTTTGTCTCTTCTATTGTTGGTGGAAAAACTTCTTGCAGCTTATTTTCAATGTCAGCCATCTTACCTGACAGTGTAGCCAGAAGAGTCTGAGCCTTAGGGACATCGATCGGATAGCCATTGTTCATCATCCTTCCGCATATCTGAGCCACCTTGTGCTCTAGTTCAATGCTGGTGTCGCTGAAGCCCATGCTCTCCATCTCCTTCGTGAGATGCTGATGCAGGCGCTCTAGCAGCAATACGTCCTGGATGCAATAGTCTTCCATCTCCTGTGACCAGCCTTCATCAAAGACGTCAAAGTCTCCCTTGTGTTCACCAAAGCGAATGCCCCAGCTACGCAGCGAGTGCTTACCTGCCTTAGGATCTTCCTCAGGTGGAGGAAGCTCAGGGTTGTATAGGCGAGACAACACCAGCGTATCCACCTGCATATGCTGAGGCACATGTACCTGCCATACCTTAGTAAGGACATCGAAGTCGAAGTCAATACCGTTGTGAGCAACTACCTTGTTCTCATCAAGGTATTGCTGCAACCCTGTCCTCTCACGCCATGTCTTTACTTCGTCTCCTTTCTTTGTCACAACAAGCCAAATGGTGGTGTGGGCTAGATTGGTTTCGATGTCGAGAAATATCATGCGTAGGGCTTTCTCTTTTCTTCGTCGTTGGTTAAGAGACCACCATGTCCATAGAAGTGTTCGTTGAGACGAAGCGCTGCATGGGCATAGTAGTTGTGGTTGTATTTAGCTTCTTCGTGCATTGCCTTGAGAAAGGCTATGACTTCCTGTAGTGTTTCTTGTGGTGTCATGGCAGCATCTCAAACTTCTCTAGGATCTTGTTTCCACAAAAACCAGCGGCTCCAGCCCTGGTTAGTTCTCGTTCTGCAATGTAGTTTGCACTTATTGATGTACAGACATCAACGCATTCGTTGACCAGCAATGCTGTGTATTCACGAATGAACATAGAAAGCTGCTCTTCATTTGATGCAGTGTCTGGAATCTTTTCTGCAATTTCTAATACCAACTTCTTAATAAGATCACGATTCATTTCTCTTCCTCCATTCCAAAATATTTTTTAATGACAGCACCCGGATACATATCGCTTTCATGTGAGAAATTGCTAACCTTAACACACTCTTCCACTATGAGTTCTCCGTACTTCTGTCTGAAGATGTCTTGCCAAGATTCACCAGACAGCTTACGAGAATACACTTGGTCAGTGATATCCTCGGCTTTCTGACTAAGGTCATAGAACAGTGAGTTCATAGCAACTCCTCTTCGCCTTCTTCTTCAAAGTGTTCCAACATCCTACCTGTTTGTTTGCTGTACAGCAAATAACAAGCTGGTCCTGTCTCACCGTTCCATCGATTCTTCAGTATACGCAGCTTGGTCTTGTTGCGCTCATTAGGATCATCAGCCTGTCCATTACGCTCCAGACCAATCACCATGTCGCTAAGCTGTGCAATGGCTGCGCTGCCACGAAGCTGAGACAAAGACGTTGCACCCCCTTCCTCGTGTGCTCGACCATCAGGACGCTTAAGATGGGAGACAACAAACAAAGCAATGCTGGTTTCTTCAACAAGCATCCGCAGCTTCGTCATGATTTCATCGATGGCTTTGCGTTCGTCTCCATTGTCTTGACTGCTAACCAGGATGGATAGATGGTCAAGGAAGATGTAGCGACAGTTGAGAGCCTTCGCCATGTAGCGAACACGGTTGACAATGTTCTCAATGGCTGTGCTGCCAAAGTGCTGGAACAGATAGAGCCTGCCTGTTCCTAGTGTGCGTTCAAAGGCATCCTTACGCTCTTCTGAGCTTGCCTCTGTATCAGGCAGGTGCAAAGGCTTGTTCACAGCCAGCGACATCAAAGACAAGCCTGTCTTCCTGATGCCTTCTTCCATGAACAGGAAGCCTAGATTGTCATCAGTGTGGCACAGCACATGCCAGGCTATCTCACGCATCACCTGACTCTTGCCCAAGCC